TCAATAGCAAAGGCATGATCTATAAATTCTCTAATACAGTTAAATGGTGGGTTAGTTACTACAACAGGAGCTAAGGCCTCTTTGTACCAAAAGAAGTTCTGGTTAGTTTTAATATCTGTAGCAACTACATCTCCAAGATCCGACATGGCATTAACAAAACGCATATCCCCGGCACAACACTCCCATAACTTTTCATCCTTCCACTGCATTTCACGTTGCAGCACTCCTACTACTGCATCAACTATGCTGTAAGGTGTAGGGTAAAAGTCATGTTTATTTCTTGTCATTGAACCCATCCTTTTGTAAAAGCATTGGCTCTTCTATAACCGTTACAGAATATTTAAGGTCGTTGTCTCGTATCCTGCAAAAAAGAAAATCGTTTAACTCATCTAACTTAGGCTTTCTATTTGCTGTTAGCTTTATATTGATTTCATACTTCATTCCATAACTCCTTCATTGCTAACCCCAACTGATATACCACTTGAGGTACTACTGCATTTCCAAGCATCTTCAATCTTTGCACCCTACCTGTTTGATTTGTTGTAACTCTTGGGATGTCAGGTTCGTGTAACCACGAGGGAATCCCATCAACCACTCCACCCAGTCTGCGTTCAATGCTCCTGTTTTCTTGTACGAGTCTGCATCCTTGACTGCTGTTATTAGATTGATCTGATGGTTCTTCTCTCTTAGGTTCTTTTGACTTCTCGGCCCTCTGTTCCCATCCCATGCGTTTGGTGTAGGCCACAATCCAGACACGCTCTCTTTTATGGTTGGCATCGACTGCTGAAGCTGAAATAACAAACGCCCTCGTGGAGTAGCCTTCACCTTCCAAGTCAAGTAACACTTCATCGAGACCCAAGACAATGTGACCAGACACGTTCTCGCAAAGGATGAGAGAGGGTCTTTTGTGTTTAATAATTTCAAACATTCTCGGCCAGAGGTGGCGGTCATCTTGCGTGCCTTTTTGCTTCCCGGCAACGGAGAAGGGTTGGCATGGGTAGCCCCCAACGATACAGTCGATTTCTCCGCAACTGTCTGGGTCAAAGGTTTTGACATCTCCCCAAATAGGGACATCTGGCCAATGTCTTTTAAGGATGTGTTGGCAGTATGGATCGTATTCAACGAACTGGACTGTTTCAAAATGTCCTGTTGCTTCAAGTCCGAGGTCGATCCCTCCGATGCCTGCGAAGAGTGAAAGGGTTTTAATTTTTTCATGCACTAAAACCTCTCTCTTTTATTCTCTGATCTATTATAGATTTGCGACTAGGATGCAGCTTGGTTTGTACAAAGAAATAAGGCTTACGATACAGTCCTATAGTCGTTCTCTTTTTAGTAATTAAGTAAATGCACTTATCAGATGGATCTCGTAGCTGACACATATTAACCTGCCCTCTATCATATTGCTGCTTTGCTTTATGTATTGCATTAGGAGCAGTTTCTATCCATTTACCTGACTTGACACTTCGTGCCGTTTGATAAGCGACAACCCTCCAACCTTTATTTTTGAACTCATTAATTTTACTCATATTACGAATCACTTATTATTTATTGTTATTTTACAAGTTGCAAATAAACCTATTATAGTATTAATAAGTTGCTTAATGGGGTCAATTAATTTCATCTTGGTAAAAGTCATTTGGCTGTACCTCCGAGTTGGTCAATTTAAGTATTGTTTCCATATATTTAGGTGCAGGTATTTTACCTTGTGGGTGCTTGTAACCCAGACACCACCTGCGACACACTGTTGCATGACTTGCCCCTGTCATCTCTGCTAACTTTGTGTACGACCATCCTTTTTTTAATCTATAATCATTTAATTTCATGTTTTATTTTCTATATATTATTTTATTAAAAGACATTTACTGTCAAAATAATACTTGCATAATGTAATAATTGCAATAAGTTATTGATCAACAATAAATCAATGCTTGATAAGTAAATCAACAATGACTGTTAAAAAAAAAGGAGTAGACATGAAAGTAACAATTTTTTATGGTATTATAGGGAGTAATGAGCTATGAATAATATTATGGCATCATCTATTTTAAAAGATCTTATGCAACGCAGAGGTATAAGTGGCAAAGAAATGGCTCTTAAATTAAATGTAAGAGTTGAAACAATATCTCGTCACGTTAATGGCAGAACAGCTATTAGCGTTGTGGACGCTGCAAGATACGCTGAGATATTAGATGTTAAACCAGAACAAATATTATTTCCTGAACATACTATCCCTATACTTGGTGAGATAGGTCAACAACACGTAGTTAAAAGTTATCCTATACCTAAAACATTAACCGGGCCTGCTCCATATCCATCATGGGTAGTGGGTTACCAATATGCTAGGGATTTAGGTTGGTACTCAAAAAGAGTTATCTTAATAGATCGTAAACACATGGAAGAAGGAAGAGTTAGTTCTTTGTGTAGAGATCAATTAAGCATGGTATCTATAAAGAAAACTGGTGAAATTAAATTAGCAGTAGTAAATACAGACTCAGCTAGTGATGCTATATCAGGTCAACCTAGGGAATTTATATTAAGAAATCCATATAGTGCTGATCTAAAACATCCAAATAAATTAGAGTTAAATTGGGCTTCACCTATAGCGGCTGTTATTCACATACCTTCATTGTTTGATTGTAAAATAGTTTAGATTTTTTCTAACTACTTTTTTTTTAATTAATTAATGAGGTATAAAGATGATACAGCAGACACCTGAATTTGGAACAAGACATGGATATTTTCACCACAGCAACCCGGTTGCCTCTGATGGAAAAACCTTTTACGACAAAGCTTTTATAAGACCTAGAAAGAATAAAGCATACGCTATATTAAAGGGTGAAATAAAAGGCGATAAAAAATTAGCTCAACAAACAATAGATGAGTACAGAAACCTTAACCCTAAAATGTTATCTGGAGTAGTAGTACAAGATATATGTGATAGTTGTTTACTTGATAACGTGCCATACAATGAAGCATTAAAAACAGGCATAGATAAACTTAATGAGTTTACTCCTAGCTTTTGGAAGGATCAAGAAAAAGAGATAGCAGAAAGAGATCATCGAACTAAATTATTATACGCAGAAAAAGAAGTAAAGGGTAACAAGGTATGGAAGAGATCTCCTGATGATGCAACACACTATGAGTTAGATCTAGTTGCACAAAATGCTATAGAAGGATTAAAGGCAGCACAAAAAGAACAAGGCTTAAATAGATTAGAAGCTGAAGTAGATATTTACGGATCACTTCCAAACTGTGAGCTAATGTATAATGGCAGACCTGATTATTCTAGTAGAATAGAATTAAAGACACAGTGGGATTCTAATGTGCATACAGATAGCCCTCGAGTAAATAGTTTACCAAAATCTATTAAAGCTTTTCATTTAACACAGATCGCAGGCTACTGGCATATCACTGGTAACTTACCGACAATAGTTTATGCAAACAGAATTGGTTATGTAACTTTTAGTCCATCGCATGATGAATTAAAACAAGCATTGCAATTTATTGTGGAGACTTGTCAGAGAAGAGAACGCCTACTCAAATTAACAAACAACTCAGAAGAGTTATGTAGATTAACTGATCCGGGTTGGGCAGACATAATAGGTTGGAAGGATATGTGTCCTTCAGTTGTACAACAAGCTAAAAAAATATGGGGAGTTGATCATGAAAAAGACAAATAAAAAAAGGTCTCTAGATAACAAAACTAACACCGGAGATCTGACATCCATGAACGCAAAGTTACTTAGAGACCACGTTTATAATACTACTATAACACGAAAAAATAAACATCTTAGTTTATACATAAAATGGTTTTGCTTAATTGGATTGTTTTTAATTTTAATATATTTAACAGGATGTATATACATCGATTGGAGTAGTTTAGGTGATTGAACATAAATTAGTTATGGCTGAAGCAGATAAAGTAACTGCAACAGCAGGAGTAAAAGTAAAAGGTAATAAAAAATATTTGATGGTAAAAGATCGAGTAGAGATCTTTAGAAAACATTATGGTTTAAATCTTGGAATAGATACGACTGTACTACACATAGACGATAAAGTGGTACGAGTACAAGCTAAGATAATAGATGCAAATAATAAAGTGATAGGATCTGGATTAGCAGAGGAAGTGCGATCATCCTCACACATTACTAAAACATCTGCATTAGAAGTTTGTGAAAGTTCTGCCATTGGTAGATGCTTGGCTTCATTAGCTTTACATGGTGGTGAATACGCATCAGCAGAAGAGATGATTAGTGCAGTAGCAAAGCAAGAAAAGATTGCTGTAGTAGAAGAGGCAGTAGAAAAACACGCTGTAGAAAAACAAGAAGCAGTTAAAGAAGTACAAAAACATTTTCCTGATGCTGAAGAGGTAGACAAAGAATATAAAACTCCAAGAGATACACACTCAATGGACTTTGAGCCTGAGTATAATTGGCAGGCATGGTGGGAAATACAAGTGTCTAGTATTAATACCTTTACTACTAAGGCAGACGTTAAAAAGTATTTAGATCAGAGGGGTACTGATTTAAAAAAGTTTGAAGAGCAAAACCCAGATAACTATAAAAATTTAAAAACATTAATTAACAATAAATATAAGGAGTGCGAATAATGAGACCAGAATTTTCTAACAGTAAGATCATGATTAAAGATAATATAAAAATAGATGACAAGGTAGAGGCTGCTTGTTGGTTGAATGTAGAAGATGAAGATCTACGAAAAAGGATGGTAGCGTATTTTAATGATACGACTAAAAAAAATATCAACGTAGTTTTATCCAGAAGGATTGGTGATAGTTATGACAAGACAAAGGTAGCTACATTTAATTTATTTATTAACACTCCTAAAGAAGAGAAAAAGGACAATGATGACATCCTATAACAAAGCATATCTAACAAGTGAAGAAGCAATCAAAGCATTATGGGGAGAGGAGTATAATGAAACCACTAGGAAAAGACTCAGACAGTTTGTCAAAGCAGGACATATCAAAGCTGACAGATCAGGTACTAAAGGAAAGTTTTATATCCCTGCCTCAGAGATCAACAGGTTGCTCAAAGGATAAGATAATAATCTATTGTACCGAACAAGATATACGCTTGATCATAAACAATAGTTTTTATAAGAAGGATGTAACAAGAGAGCAACTACTAGAGTTGTCTCTCTTGTTTTTAAATAAAGCTATGAACCGTTAAATGCTGCATCAAGTTTTGCTGCATCTTCTGCATTACGGTTTTTATCATCAAGCCAATGACCATAAACATTTCTAGTTATCTCAATAGATCCATGACCCATGAATGTTGCTACTTTATGTAAGTCATCACCATAAGCCTGTAATAATATAGAAGCATAAAAATGTCTAAGATCATGCCATCTAATATGTGAAACCTCAGCTTGCTTACAAGCTTTCTCTAATTGCTTTCTTAAAAATCTATCGTGAATATAATTACCCCTACTGTTTCCAAACACTAGTGCTTCTTTATCTAGTTTACCTAAAGACATTCTTAACTCTTTTAACTCTTTAGATATACTTGGTACAAGCGGTATAATTCTTTGACCATTCTTAGTTTTAGTTCTTCCTACTGTACCGTATCTTTGTACACCTCTTGAAATAATAATAATGTTATCTTGAAAGTTTATATCCTTCCAACGTAACTCTCTTTGTTCGCCCTGACGTAAACCAGTATAAGCTGCAAACTTTATTGCTAACCTATATTTTGGATTAGAGTTTTGTATAATCTTTTCAATATTTTCCTTAGATATTCTTGCTGCTTTATTATCAATAACACCATGCTTGTTTTTAGGAAACAATGTAGATCCTATTGCACTATCGTGTGTCCACTTTCTCTCAAAGAAAAAAGTAAATATATTTTTAAAAGAATAGTACAAAGTTTTTTTAGTTTTGTAAGCTAGATCCATTACTAATATCTGTTTAATAATTTCTTCTGATATAGAAGCAGGACTTCTAGGATGCTTTACTAATTCACTTAGATCCCATTTAGATAATTGTTTACCTTGTACAATAATCTTAGAAAACTTATCAGCAATACTTGTCTTATGTATATACTCTTGTTTTAAAAACTCACCATTATCATATCTAGCTTTCTGATACGACAACCATTGAGCTATTGCTTTATCACCTTTTATTGTAATTGGTATGTATTGCTCTTTTAAATACTCTTGCCATTTGTTATTAGCGTAGGCTTTAGCTTCTAATTCACATTTAAAAAATTTACGACCACCACCTATGGCACGTTCACAAACGTACCATGTATTTCTATCAGTTCTTTTTGTAACTTGTAACATCAGATCTCCTATTAATTTATAATAAGAGTATAGTTTATTGACATAATAAGTCAAGATTTGGCACCACTTTTGGCACCATTTTGGCACCAAGGCTCTGAAACATGCAGAAAAGCTGGCGGGAGTGACGGGACTCGAACCCGTCTCAAGTTAAAAAAAAAGAGTTAGTTTTCTAGGGTTTCTGTAGGTTTGAATGGTGTAACTGTCCCATAACAGTTGTTATAATACCATGTTTATACCATATCGTTTGGCACCATTTTGGCACCACTTACCCGTCGCACCTTTTGTTAACAGTTCCATGCTCGTAATGATTTGTTGATTCGTGAATTAGGATCTCGTGCTGTTTTCTTGCTCGTTAATTTCTTCTTCATCCCTTTCATTCTAGCACAAAAACTAGCACGCCTTTTGTTGCCAACTTTCTTACTAGGAGCTTTTAAATTAGCACCAGTTTTCTTTTTATAATATGCACGACCTTTAGCATTTAATCCGCCTGATGGGTTCTGGTATTTCTTGGCAACCATTAAACTTTCTTTTTCTTTTTCTTCTTAGGAAAACCTGCTTGCATATTTTTATATGCCTTTGCAGATATAGTTGATTTCTTTTTACTTCTAGATGTACCGGCTGCTTTTCTTTTGTTAATATTTCTATAGAGTGACATAATATTTCTCCTTACCAATGTCTAATTGTGTTTGCCATAATAGCTATACAAGTAACCACATGAAGTATTACCCATGCTGTTCTTAATATAACTACACTAGTCTTATGATGAGCTTTAAGATTTAAAGCCCTGCACCAACAATCCCAAACGAGGATCATTGCTTATACCTCTGCTGCCTTTTTAAAAACATCAGAAACTCTTTGACAGCGATTGGGTGTCTGCTGATACCACTTGCTGTTTTTACATTCTGCGGAGGCCATTGCATACCTGCCATGTTCTATATGATCTAAAGTTTTTTTAAACGTAAGTAATTTAGGTACACCTAATTGATAAGCCATGTTTGCTATAGCTACTTGTATATCTTCTGGTTGATCTCCATACCAAGGTAAGTTGTTTCTTAATTCTACTAAGAATTGATTAACTGTACTTTCTAATAATACAGATGCTTGAGCCTCAGTAATGCCAGCCCCGGGAACATCAGGATCTATTAATAATCCATAACCAATCGTTAATTTATTTTCACTGCATCGATATGGTATGTGTTTACCATCCTGCATCTTGCTGCCCTCTTCTTCTTTAATAACTTCAAGTAGTTTTTTTAACATTAATATTTCCTTTCACTATCATTTCTTCGTAATGTTTTTTGCAGTAATATTTAAACTTGTAATACTCCACAGAATTTTCTTGACAGAAAGAACACCTCTTAAACGCAATAGCTTTTCGCCAAGCCTCATCAAAAGTTCTCATTACTTTTTAAATTGCCCAATAGATTTCAAACCAAAGCTTGCACCGATACTTGCAAGTATTCCCCATGACAACCAGTCAGGACAATCCTCTCTTAAAAACTTAAATCCATCAGATAGGTATGGTTGGCAAGCAGGAACAAAACAGGCAATGATTATTCCACAAAACAATAATGTCCATAGTTCATCCTTCCAACTAGATGCAGAAGCATCCATTGCTTTCTCTTCCCAGTTCGCATCGCTCTGTACTTTCTTAGTATTAGCTTCTATTTTTGCAACTGCTAGTTTTTGTTTTGCTTTTGCTTTCTCTGCTCTGTTCTTTAAAAATGTTGTGGCAATATTTCCTATTGGCCCAAGTAATGCTTGTAACATTATTCCTCCTCTACAATTATGGTTGTGTTATCTAAATATTTATCGTCTTTATCTTTTTCATTTTGGGCGATTCCAGGGCCTTCATTGACGCACAGAAAATAATATTTTTCCATTGCTTTAGGATGAAACTGTAAACACTCATGAGATCTTGCTGACTTCATGGTTAACAAGTAAGCCACAAATAAATAAAACAAATAAATAAATACAAGACCAAACACACTTATAAAAGAGTACTCCATAAGTTTCTTTCTTTTTTCTTGCTGCTTATAAATCATCTCCTGTCTTTCTTTTCTTATTTTTGCCTGCATCTGCAACAGCTCCTGCCATGCAGATGGGCCTAGGGTAAACGAGATATATTCACGCAATTCTTTTTCCATAGATTGAGCTTTTTTCTTTGCAGCAAAAGCGTTCAATGCTTCTTCTTCTACGCTTGCTCCGACAAATATCTTTTTAAAGATAGGTGGATTTTTAGCTTGCTTCTCTGCTTGATTAATATCGGAGACAGCACCCATCCATTTTCCCATATCACCATACATAGACTCAACATCTTTACCTATCTCAAAGCCTTTTTTAATTGTATTGAATGCAGCAGTAGCAATACCTAATGCTGATATTGGATCTATCATTTTATGCCTATAATGTGTAAAATTACGAACCGTTTAAATGGCTCAGTTTGATTTTAGAGGTACTAAACTACCTCGGTTTTTATGTGTTATTTCTGTACTTTTAGGTTATCAACTTTTTCGTTTAATGCTTTTAGCTGATCTATTATTTGTTTAATATCGTGGTGAAAATCTAGCTTTAAATCTTTAAGATCTTCTTTAGTAGAATACATTTCTCTTGTATTAACTAGACGCTCTTGTAGCTCCTGAACTTTACGCACTAACATAGTAAACATATAAGACAGCATTCCCATTATCATAGAAAGCAAACCACTCCAAATTATGTACGGTTCTATATTCATTAGAAACTTCTCCTCTTCGGTGGTCTACCTCTTTTCTTAGGCTTGCACTTACAAAGCTTACCAAACAATCTCTGTTTAATTTTATCGTATATACGTTTTAACATTTCAATCACCTGTAGTAACTTTTAATATCATAATCGTCAGGCCAATCGTTTACCTTAGCAATAGTTTTTAAAGTATTATCTTCGTTATATTCGTCTGTATGAATAGCAATAAATTTAGTGATTGAGTTGCAAGCATCGATTTCATCGCATATTGATTTGTGTGCAGTCCTGACACTAGCCATGAAGTCAGTTACTTCCGAAGGTATTGCAACATCTGCTGTAATCTTTCTTTCTATTAACCAACTAAATCTACTTAGCATACCATGAGCTGTTGTAGCTGCTTTTTGTTTTGCTATTGTACGAAGCCCCGGAGTTACAACTTGATTACCTTTTTCATCAAGCAGTTTAGATCCATCTTCATTAACTTCGTTAGTGTCTGTAAGAGATTTATTTTTTGCTT